ATAGACCACAAAAAATGGCCAAAAAATTTCAGATCTGAGAAAAGTAAATCAATATCATTCTTAGAAATGGCACAACAAAACTCAACACTGACCACTAATATAACCGCACCCGGTCAGTCAAACTCAACTGGAGACAAGAGGGCACTATACCTTAAATTGTTTTCAGGGGAAATGTTCAAAGGCTTCCAAAGGAACACGATAGCACGTGACCTTGTAATGAAGAGAACACTTACAAATGGTAAGTCAGTTCAGTTTATCTTCACAGGAAGAACAACAGCCGAGTACCATACACCCGGCAACAGCATACTAGGTAACTCCGATGGAGCACCTCCAGTAGCTGAAAAGACAGTGACTGTTGACGATCTATTGATCTCCAGTGCATTTGTCTATGAGCTAGACGAGACACTAGCACACTACGACTTACGTGGTGAAATCTCAAGAAAGATCGGTTATGCTCTTGCAGAGAAGTATGACAGAAAGATCTTCAGAGCAGTAACTAAAGCTGCTAGACAAGCTTCACCAATCACAAAGACTAACTTTGTAGAGCCCGGTGGAACACAGATTCGTGTAGGTACAACTACAAACGCATCTGATGCTTATAGTTCTACAGCTATCATAAACGCTTTCTACGATGCAGCTGCTGCACTCGATGAGAAAGGAGTATCTGGCGAAGGTAGAGTAGCTGTACTCAACCCAAGACAGTACTACGAACTTATCCAGAACGTAGAAACAAACGGCTTAATCAACCGTAACGAGAGAGGAGATGCAATTCAGTCCGGAAACGGCATCATTGAAATAGCTGGTATCACCATCTACAAGTCAATGAACATCCCATTCTTTGGTAGATTCGGTACTAAGTTTGGTACAGGTTCTGCAACAAACCCCGGTGTAACAGACCCCGGAAACACAGGCAGCTTCACAGAAGTTGTTATGGAAGACGAGACAGCTGGTTCATCTACAACCAAGACTGTTAACTCTTATGGTAATGGTAACTCCGACTTTGAAAACTCATGCGGACTTATCTTCCAGAAAGAAGCTGCTGCTTGCGTAGAAGCAATCGGCCCACAAGTACAGGTAACAAGCGGAGACATATCCGTGGTTTACCAAGGTGACGTAATCTTAGGTCGCCTAGCTATGGGTGCAGATGCACTTAACCCTGCTGCTGCTGTTGAGCTATTCGCTGGAACAGCTACAAAGCCCGGTTCTTTCTAATTTATATTTTATACGGGAGCTTCGGCTCCCCTTTTTTCTTATGGCAACCACAACTATTGACCTCGATACCGAACTATCCGCAGTGAACTCTATACTGGGAGCTATCGGACAATCACCATTGACTACTCTTAACTTTGATAATCCAGAAGTAGCAATGATATACAACCTACTCCGTGATGCTAACGTAGACACGCAGGCAGAGGGGTGGCATTTTAACACAGAGAAGCATGTAAAGTTTGCAATAGATGCTAATGGCAAGATAGCTATTGGTAATGATATATTGTCTATGGATTTACATGACAACCAAGCTCGTCGTACACACAATCTTGTACGTCGTAATGGATTTATATACGACAAGCAAGACCATACAGATGTATTCACAGCTGACTTAGATCTTGATGTTGTTAGATTATACAACTTTGAAGACTTACCTATCGTTTTTAGAAGATACATAACATACAGAGCATCTAGAGTTGCTGCTACAAAGTTAGTTGCTAACCCTCAGTTAGTCAAACTACTAGCTCAACAAGAAGCTTTTGCAAGAGCTGCTCTTATGGAGTATGAGTGCAATCAGGGCGACCATAGTATGTTTGGATTTGAAGACGATACTGCATATCAAACCTATCAACCTTGGAGAAACCTTAGAAGATAATGGCAAGTATCACACAAACTATCCCTCAATACTCACTAGGAATGTCAGAACAGCCTGACAACCTAAAGTTTCCCGGTCAGGTAACAGAGGTAACAAATGCAATACCAGACCTGACAAAAGGTTTGTTCAAAAGACCGGGTGCTAAACGCATAGGAACTGACGCATTAGCTAGTGTACAGAGTGGAGGTTCGTGGTTTCATTACTTTCGTGATGAATCAGAAGGATCTTACATTGGACAAGTAGCGTCTGACGGTCAAGTTAGAGTCTGGAGTTGTGAGACAGGTGCTCTACAAACTACCAGCTACACACATGATGGTGTCAATCACCAATCAACAGTACAAAACTATCTAGCAACAAGTGTCCCAGAAAACTTACAATTCCTTACAATTAACGATACCACCTTTGTTAATAGTCGTGATACTACTAATGCTAACACTCTCGTTGGGACAACGGGAACTACAGCTGCTACACCAGATGCTCACTTCGGGTTCATAGAACTGCTACGTACAGAGAATGGTAGACAGTATGGTGTCAATATTAATGCTGGCACAACTGTAACTACGTTATCACGTGCTACTAAAATAAAAATTACAGATCATAACTTTGACGAGAGTGATGGCTCAGGTCACTGCCCCGGTATCGGAACTGAAGTCTATGCTGTAACTGCTAAGTCTAGTTACGGTTCAACGGAAAATATAACACATGTAAAAAATAGTGGTGGTACTACCCTTACATCAGGTAAAACTAATCTAACATTTCGTGTAACTGCATTAGGTCAGCAAGCTGTTAGTCCTAACTACAGTGCTAACACGAGTGGCCCCGGTGGTGATAACTATAGATGTAGTTACAATATAGAAGCTGTTTTACTACATGGTGGTGAAGGCTGGGCTGTTGGTGATGTAGTTCGAGTTGTACCAGAACACGCTGACGAAGCAAGTTCTTCTGATGGGCAAGCTTACGTAGATGTAACTGTAACAGAAGTAGAAAGCACACAAGTAAATGCAACAGTTTCTTCTAATGGTGATGGGCTTATACGACCAGCTCCTACCCCTTTTGACGCTGATACAGCTGTTACTGCTGATACTATTATTGGTGGCATTATAGCTGACTTACCTAGTGGCATCACTGGTAAACATATAGGTACAGGTATATACTTATCTAGCACAAGTGCATTTAGTGTAGAAGTCGTTGAAGATGATCTAATGAGATGTTTTCAATCGTCTGTTAACGATGTACAAAACCTACCCAACCAATGTAAGCATGGATATATTGTAAAGATTGCTAACTCTAGAATGGCAGCAGAAGATGACTACTATCTAAGATTTGATGGAGAGAATAACAGGGATGGTTCTGGTTCATGGTCAGAGTGTGCTAAACCGGGTATAGCTAAAACGCTTACAAATATGCCACTTGTTATCCAACGTACAGCATTTAACAGTGGTACAGGAATAGCTACATTTACCGTTAGACCTTTTACATATGCTGATAGAGAAGTAGGCGATGAACTAACCAACCCATTACCTTCTTTTGTAGGTGCACGTATTAATAAAGTTCTGTTCTTTCGTAACCGATTAGCACTGCTATCAGGTGAGAATGTTATAACATCTAGACCGGGAAGTTTAGGAACTCCCGATTTCTTTGTCGAAACAGCTCTAACTGTATCTGCATCTGATCCTGTAGATATATCTGCTTCGTCTATGTTTCCTTCAGAATTATTTGATGGTATAGAAGTAAACACTGGTTTGGTAGTATTTAGTACAAACCAACAATTCTTACTTGCATCAGATGATACAGTCTTTAACCCTGATACTGCAAAACTGCGTAGTATAGCTACATTTAATTATAACGAAACAATACCTCCGATATCTCTAGGTACAACAATAGCATACGTTGACAACTCTGGTAAGTTTAGCCGATTTAATGAAATGGCAAACATACAGCGTGAGGGTGAACCATCTATCGTAGAGGTAAGTAAAATTGTACCAACATTGTTACCGAAAGACATAGACTTACTGACAAACTCTAGAGAAAACTCTATAATATTATTAGGTAAGACAGGTTCAGATGATGTCTTTGGTTACAAATATTTCCAAATCGCTGACAAGCGACAGCAGGCTGCATGGTTTAAATGGAAGCTTAATAATCCATTGGTATACCATTTTATTATAAATGACGAATACTTCTTTTTAGATAGTGATTACTATTTACAAAGCATCAAGTTAGTGCAGACTGAAAATGACCCTTCAACAAGTATTGATAATGTCGACTTCTTACTTCATGTGGATAATCATACTACTGTTAGCGGTGGCAGCTTTAACTCAGCTACAAACACCACAACCTTCAGTAGTGTGGGCTGGCTAAATACAGTTACCACACCTAACCACGATCTAGTGGTCATTGATACAAACACTAACTCAGCACGAGTTGGTAGATATGCAAAACCTACAGTTAGTGGCACAAGCTTTACTTTACCGGGTAACTGGTCTAGTGCAACACTTACTATAGGTTACATATACCCTTACGAAGTTAAGTTTCCTACATTCTATCCTACCAGAACAGAGGGTAACAACTCTAGAGCTGATGTAAACTCATCACTCGTGTTACATAGAATTAAGTTTCACTTTGGTAAGATAGGTCTATACGAAACTACACTCGAACGTGTAGGTAAAAATGATTATACAGAGGTGTACGAGTCTACCGAACTTGATGAATATGATGCTTCAGACGCACCGTACCTTGAAGAGTTTATCAAGACTGTACCTGTATACGAAAAGAACACAAACGTAGATGTAACACTACGATCATCACACCCAGCTCCAGCTACATTACGTGCTGTATCTTGGGAAGGTGACTATTCACCCAAGTATTATAAACGTGTCTAATTACATACACCCACTTACATTGGAGGCTGCCGCTGAGGTTGCCTCTAATCTCCGCTCAGATGACCGTAGAGAGGTCGAAGAAGGCCATGGGATACCATCAGCCCTCTTACCCTCTATCATGGCTCACAACCCCTCCTACGTGTATTTTACAGTGCCTGACGGCAAGACTGCTGGCATGGCGGGAGTAGG